GTGAAATAAGGAAAAGTTGGTTTGCATAATTAGTGGTAACATTATCTTCACCATAATAATAAGGATCGGCTTCTATTACTTTTCCTCCAGTTAGTTCAAGGCCATATGATTCTATTTGCAATCTTCTTGTTAACTGACGAAAATTGGTTATTTTTTCTCCTATAGACGTTTTCGCGGGCAACATCCCTAAAGGATTTTGATCCGTAAGATAATGATGAGGCAATGGTATTTCGTTGTTACGGGCTTTGTCTATAGGTAAAGATTGCATCTCGGCACTACCTTTAAGCATCCACCTAGAGACAGGATTGGCAAATTCAATATCATCGCAACCGCTAACAAACAAATTGACGGGAATAGTGTCAGGAACAGATGGTGGTGCTTTCAATGCATTATGAACAACAACGATAATAGTTCCTAATGTATTGAGAAGATCAATATCTTCCGTTACAGCTGGATCGCGGATAAAACAACGCAACCAAGGGTAGTTTGAAACATATGGTATTTCAAAGACACAATCAGTTGATTCCTTAATATCACAGACTACACGTGGGGCACCCTCTAGACTTCCTATTCCCATTGTGGCAGGAACTTGATCTGGTAAAACACCGGATAAAAATACAAATTCAACACGACCACTATAGAACTGATTCGCTACAAAGGAAAGTTGATATTTAATACCACCCCTCCAATGGTGGAAAAAAGAAGCAGCGAATGCAAGCGGACTTGTAATGTAACTCAAACCATCTTGGTAAGCCATTCCAGGTGTTACAGGCCATTTAAATAATACGGTACCAGTAGCGTCTGTTTTCTTCCAATTAAATTGTCTCACGAGTGCTCTACGAGAGCAATAAGTAGCTATATCCATTTCATCAACATCAGTTGCACTTTCACATTTCTCGACAAGAACTTGATTGGTATGAGTAGCCCCAAGCACAGATCCAGGAAATTCAGCATCCACAGACGTAAAAGCTCGTCCGGGTATTTGGTACATAGGAGTTGACAAGGAACTATTAACTGGTTTCGAGAATCCGAAAGCAGATAAAGCTAAATTCGTAAGTGGTTTGACCCATTGCAAATTTTCTTCATTATTATCAAATGCTTTATCTAAACCTTCTACTACTGAATGTGTGGTTGCCAGAACTCTATCAGCAACATCAAGAACACCACTTGCAGCCTGGCGAATTGCTTCACTTTGCATATCGGCTACTCTTTGGATAGGCACATTAAGAGCAACATTGGACATCCACATATATGTAACCACTTCAGCACTATCAACTTCGGTGCTACTATAGGGATTCATCACTTCTAAATTAAATCTCACCCAAGGCGGAGACGATGGATCTAGAAGATCATAAGCAGAACGATCGTAAATGAAAGGAAATTTCAACTCCACAGAGTTGTTATCACCTACATCTACGTAAGCACTTTGATAAGCCGTGTGTTGAATTATTGCTTTAAGATCTTCTGTATTTAAATGTCCATGGGGAATGGGATAAGGAAATGGTATAGCATATACAAGCAGACGACCAAGTGCAAACTTATTGGCATTAATTAAGACACGAATATGAACATCCGCACTTAAAAAACGAAAATTTGCTATCTTATCGAAAATTTGTTTCGACGTTAAAAAAGCATCTGGAACATTATGTGAAACAAGAGTCGCACCTAATGCATGGCCTGCATTCCAAGTATGCCTGGAATATATACGTGGTCTGCTTAAGAATGTTTCAATGGACATTTCTACTTTCTTGGGAAGCATATGTAGGGTAGATTTTTGACAGGGGGCAACAGGTTTAACAATTTCTGTAGCACTTTGATTGGCAAAGACTACCACATTTTTCTTATCAATTTCTTCTTTCTTTGAGTCAACATTTCCTTCTACAGAGTTGGAAACTGTGACAGAGGACTTTTGAGCATCTTCAACTAAATTCTTCGTATTTTCTTTTTCTGAACTATTCATTGTGGCTATTTAAATAACACAGTTGATTTCTTCTTCTCACATACATAATCAACAAAAGTATGTGAGTACAATGTGTAGGGAATTCAAGAGTGTGTCACTTTCTTGCACCCCTTGCACAATGGTTCAAAACTGTTCACTGTTCAAACATTCGATATAGTACTTCATAGTACGATATCCAATGCGAAATAGGCAACTTGTTTTTATAACACGCTTTCTTAAGAAGAGAGGAATATTTTTCATATGTTTCTTGACCATGCAACGCAAGTTCATCGTTGACATTACAAAGACTTTGAGAAAAAATATCAGTAGGCAATCCTCTCTTTGTCCAACATGGTATTTCAAGTAGCGTGTCAAGTTCCAACGGAGCCATGTACAATCCATCTTTCTCCACAAAAGCACGTTTCAAAAAAATGATTTCTTCTAATCTAAGAAATCTCACGTCACCAGTTTTACTTGTATTCGTATATTTCATGCCTAGACGCGCCAAGTTCCTACTTATTAGCTCGGGAGTAAAATGCTCCGCAATGTGATCCGAGACTGACAGAATATTATCATCTCCATAAGCTATCATTTTAACATACACTGAGAAATTAAGGCTGGGAAAATTTAGATACCAAACATATCTAAAAACCAAACAGTTGTATATAGTATTAATGATAGTTGTCATGGGGTTCCCAGATGGATTTGAATGATGCCAGGCATAACATATATTACCTGCAACATGAATCGAAGACATAATTCCATGCCATAAGACGCGTCTAATTTCATTATCTTTTTCATCGTCATACCATGCATTCACAATATCTAAAATTTTCCAAAGTATAGTGATATTTTGCGTACCATCATAATTCGAAAAATCACCAGCAATCATATTGTTATGAGAAGCAGTTTTTAAATGTTCCGCCAAAACAGTCCACTCCACACCTTGTGGGTTAATCCCAACTGCACTCTCATTTCTAATTCTATTGTGCATCATGAAACTAATAAAAGAGCCAAAATACATGCGAAATGCAATAGTAAAATCAATAGGACCAGCGCTAAAGACACGAGTTTTCTTCTGTTCTATTTTCTCTAATGGTCTGCGTTCGATTTTACAAACATCTTCCCAAATAACCGGAATTGCAATATTTTCCTTGGCAGCTTCAATTCTCTTACGAACTGCTTCTATAATATCCGTATGTATATATTTCTTTTGTAAATTAATCCATTTATTTTTTCCACTATTATGATCACCAAGTTGCTTCCACTCATAACCAGGGGATGAGCTAACATTAATTGAAGGAAAAAACTTATCCTCAGGAACTCCAAAAACGGCCTCTTCTATTGAAACAACATTATTATCGCGCCTAATTTTACTTGACAATAACTTGTTTATATAATTCTTAGCAGCCATATCCAATACTACTTTTGAAACATATACATCAGGTTGTCCTACTTTTGCAAGAGCTAAAGTTCGGCATTCTGGCGTAACCAGAGCAGGAGCCGTTTTCTTCTCAAAATTCGGTAACCAATTTGATAATTGACTTGGAACAACATCGTTACTGGGCAATGCACTCCAGGGATGAATCTTACCTATATATTGAACACCAGAAAATTCATACGGAGCTTCATATGTTTCAGTTTCTCCTGTAGGAGAAATTGCTGTGTAACTGGGACATATTTCTTTAATATTGGCCTGCATATCTGCTATTTTAATCGTTGGGGTCTTAAACTTAGCAATAGTTTTCTCAATAACTTGTCGTGTTAACACACAAGAGGCACCTTCTATTGATTCTCTAATGTTTAACAAATGGTGACCAAGAATTTTAGAACCTAACCCGGGATTGTGGGCAATAAGCACACTTCCACAATCACCAACATCTGTTGGAATTTCATAAGTAAAGTGGTTCTTTGTTGTTAGTGTCGTATTTCCGTCAGAGTATTCAATTGGAACTGTGGAGTACTCGACTTGACTCACTACGCGTACTAATGGAGAACGGCGTAGTATTTCATTTTTAGAACCACCAACAAGAAATCCTATTTTATTTGAACCTTTCCTAACATCTTTTTCATCTACAAAGAATCTTATCACACTTCTCACTCCATTAGTTACATGTTTCTTAATAATCATAGCATCTAAATCATCAACATTTTGACATTCTAATTCATTAACCTTAGCTACAAATGACCATCCTTCTCCATCTTTACCTTGAGGACTAAGTATTTTGATATAACCATTATCAGGGATTATTAATCTCCAATGTTTAGGTAATAGAATATGCGATTCATCTAAATTTAAACCACTAAGTATGAATCGCCAAGATCCGTCTTCATGTAAATAGTGCAGGTATACAACGTTTCGAATTACTTTAACTATTTGATCAAGAGCATTCTTATCCGCAAATGGTTTTTCTACTACGTCTGAATTCATTCGTCCTCGAATTTGGCTAATCATATTTTGTGTATTGTAAGCTTGCATGGCAGCTTTCTTTTCTTTTTTACGCCTCACAGGCTGAATATAAAAATTATCAATCGCGTAATATAAGAAGCAGGTAAGAGCAGCAATTCCCGCTACGATTATACCATGCACTAAATACCGATTCATAGGACGATTCCGAAGCAAATCAATACCTGCAGACGTGGTGGGAGGAGGACAATATGGCTCATTTGGTTCTGATTTCTTGATTTCACACACACAACTTCGACCTATTTTATCGTATACATCTTTCATAGTGGGTTCGGTAATACCGAAATCCACAATCAGATGATACATAACCAAATTGTGTTCGTAACTTTCTGTCCATTCAAATTTTTCTTTCTTTTGTATTTTCGTGTACCATTCATCGGGAAATAAGGAGATCCATTGAAGCATTTCCAAGACCACATCTTCATCTAACCATTTTACTTGCTCACCAGCTGGAAAACGACCTAAATAAGACATAAAGGGTACATTTGTTCTATAATCTCTGCGTATGATGGGTAAAGGACAAGGCGAGATACAATGGTAATCCAAAGGCAATTGTTTTAAAGTGTGATCAGTGTAGGCGAGATGCATTCTACACACCATTTTGTTAACAAAGAAACCATCTAAATCGAATTCATCTGGTTTATCTCCAGATATCATGTGTGAAATATGATCATTTCGAGCGCAATAATCTTTAATCCCTTCACCTGTATTTGGGGAAAATAGTTTCCTTATATGTTCTGATTTCTGAGCAGCACTTAAAACTTTCACATTGTACTTATAATAATGTAACCACACAGCGACTATTAGTTGGAACAACTGTTCTTCGGTTACGGAAAAAGGATTTGTGAAAGTCACACCAGGCACACGAATGTTAGTCACAATATACTTATGTGTGGTTGAGGGATCACTAGCAGCACTAACCATTTCCACCTCAAAATGTATTCTATTTTGAACAGCTTCAGGTGAAACTACACTTTTAACAAAACCACCTAGGTTTTTCATATTAGCGTTGGTATTCATAACAATTAAAGATGATGAGAAGAAAGTATCAGCTTTCGACTCCAATGCAGCCATGTTTAACTTATAAGGGGCAGGATTAGCCATGTGAATAAGATCTATTATATTGGGGTTTGGCTTCTGAACAGTGTCTACCGACTGCAACCAATCATCATAATATGTAATAGGTTGTCCGCAATATCCTTCCCAGAATTCTTCATTTGTGCGTGGATACACAGACGCATACCCTGCTTTCTTCTTGAATATATCACGAGAAACTTCCTCCATAAATTTATGGCATGTAGATGTTTTTCCAAGACCAGATTTACCCCATAAACAAAAAACAAAAGGTGGTGGTTTAAATTGTCTTTGATCTGGATTGAAATTAACAGTATTTTTATTTCTCAAAATACGTAATATTGATTCTATCGAACTCCGATACTTAACCAAAGCACCACGTGAAGCACTAGCTTTACACAAAAAGTTTTCTCCTTGAGTTATAGCGTTATGAACTGCTATTATATATTCAGATTTTTCTATGTCTTCACCTCCAACAGCGAATAACGCAGAACACGTATCCAGCCATGCATCAAATTCCGAGGCAAACACTTTTTGTGTCGTTAAAATGGAAGGAAATCCAGTAGCGTATTCTATAATTATATCTCGAACATATGCAAAAGCCGTATGCACAAAAGACAAGATTTGCGAAATTCCTTGCAATCCTCTCCCAATTGTTGAAGTAACTTTCATCGCTTCTACAAAATTTTTGAAATTGAGGACATCTTTGGCTCCAGTAAAGAAATTAACGATTACTTCAAAAATTGTTTTAAGAACAGAAAACAGTACGTTATTATCCCCAGCTTCAGCACTAGCTGTAGCAAATTTTTTATGTTCTTC